ACCGTTAATACCAGTAATTTTTTGTTCTAATTTTTCATATAATGAAGGTGAAGATCCTTTAAATTTATTTAAAATATTATCCATAGGTAATTCTTTCTTTGCACATAATTTTAATAATTTATCTGCTCCACCTAAACTAATTTTTTTACCTAATTTGCATGCATGTGAATCACCTCCACTACATATATCATTTCTAACATATTTTCCACCAAGTGCTTTAAAATATCTTTCTACATTTTTTTCTTTTAATTTTTTTTGACCACCTAAAACTAAATCTAAATGACTTAATATTTTATTTCTTTCATTAATTATATTTGTATCCATTTCTCCAGGTATAATTTTCATTCCTCCTTTTTTCATTTTTAAATATCCAATATATGTACTTTTATTATATTCTGTATTTTTACTCATAATATATAAAAATAAAAATATTAATTATATATTATAAATGGAAATTCAAAGAATTGATTGTAAAAAAAGATATTCAGAAATTGTAATACATAATAATACAGTTTATTTATCAGGACAAGTACCTTGGAAATGTGAAGATTCTGATTTTATTACTCAAACTGAAGAAGTATTTAATTTAGTTCAAGAACAATTAATAAAAGCAGGATCAGATAAAACTAAATTATTATCTTTAAGAATATATATTAAAGATCCAAATAATTATGAATTAATGAATTCAGTATTTGATAAATGGATACCCGATAATTGTGCACCTAGTCGAGCTACTATCGGAAATGTTATTTTTCCAAATCCTAAATGGCAAATAGAAGTTGTTGTTATTGCTGCATTATAAATAAATTTATAATAATCTAAATTTATTTATAATATTATATTATAAATGGGAAACTCAAATAGTACACCTGAAACTAACTTTACAGAAATTCAAAAAATAAAAGATATTTTAGCTAGAAATACAGAAACATTTGGTGGAGGAGATAGTGAAACAAGTGTTGCACAAAATTATACTGAAAGTAACTCAAATTTGCCATATTATAAAGAATATATGGATGCTAAACAAAAATATTTAGTATTAAAAAATCAAAAAACTAATAAATCATTTAGTAATGAAGATAATGAAACAAGTACAGTAGCAAACTATACTGAAAGTAACGCACATTTACCAAATTACAAGGAATATATGGAAGCTAAACAAAAATATTTAAGTATGAAAAATATTCAATTAGGTAGTGCTGGAACTTGTATGTGTGGTAATAGTGTATGTGTATGCAATATGAAGTCATTAAGAGAATTACCACCAACCATGATGAATAAACAATTATCCCCTGAATTAATTAGAAAAATTGTATCATTAGTTAATTCAAATTAAATATCAAACTAGTTTTTGCATGACAATATAAAAATATAATTTATAAATTATATTTTTATAACTAATAAATATGAATTATTTATTTTTAATTTATGTATATATTTTATCATATAATAAATTATGTTTTGGGGAATTTGCTAGTGTATCTGCTAGTGTATCTCCTAGTGTATCTTCGAGTGTATCTGCTAGTATTTTTGAAAGTGTATCTGCTAGTGTCTCTACTAGTGTATCTGCTAGTGTATCTGCTAGTGTATCTGCTAGTGTCTCTACTAGTGTCTCTACTAGTGTCTCTCCTAGTGTATCTGCGAGTGTATCTTCTTCTATTAAATCTCCAAAAAATACTATATCCCCTCATTATTCTAGTTCTAAAACAGCAACCGCTACAGTATTTTATACAGGAAATTGGTCAGATTTAGGTCAATTAAATTATGCAATGGCAGATATTCCACCATCACCATTCGGATCAATGACAATAAATCAATGTCAAATAAATTGTTGGTTAAATCCATTATGTGGTTTAATTGTTGTAACTACACCATGTAATACTATTTCTCTTGATTCACCTTTAATTTATACAACAATCTGTCAACAATGTTGGTTAAAATATACATCTGGTTGGGTAATTAATGTAGATACAGTTAGTAGATCAATTATGTTACATTCTCGTGTATACCCACCAACATCATCTTCTATTATTACATATTCTGAAACTGTTTCAAGTATTCCAACACCAACATTATTAACATATAGTTCATATAATATGTGTTCTAATACAGGTACTAGTATAAGATTACCAAATTTAGGAAGTTCTGTTTTATTAATTACAAATCCAATTGGTACAAATTATATAAATTTTAATAATTGTAATTTTTATATAAATGGTGGTAGTTCATCTCAAGTATTTAGAATTACAATTCAATCAATAAATACAGAACCTTGTTGTGATTTTTTATCTGTATTTGATGAAAATAATATTCAAATTATAAGATACTCTGGTGTATATAATAGTTATTCATTTTTAGTTTCTAGTTCTTCAATTCATATTCAATTTACATCTGATTTATCTGTTGTTGCAAGTGGTGTAGTTATGTTAATTAGTCTTGAATATCCAACACAATCTATTACATCAATTCCAACAATATCTAATCGTCCTAGTCCAAGTGTAAGTAAATCCGCATTAAATAGTCATACAAATACAATATCAGAAAGTTTGAGTAAAACATCATCATATTCTATATCAGAATCAAAATCTATATCAGAATCAAATAGTATTATATCTAGTTACACCGCTGATCCTAGTATATCTAATTCAGGATCATCGCGTATAACAAAATCACCATCTCAATGTAATAGTATATCTTACTCATTATCAACTAGTCCAAGTGTAACATTTTCTCCGAGTCCATCATATAGTGCTACTCCACTTCCAGATGCATTACCATTTAAATTACCTCCAAAAGATAGTAATTATAATAAAGCACTCACAAATCAAATGAATGATTATTTGAATAATTTATTATTAAGTGATAAAATATTACCACCAACACAAGCATTAGCTGTAATTAATAATATCCCATCAATAGGTGTATCTGATACATTAAATATATTAAAAAAAATAGGTGGAGTTATATCAGAACCAGTAATATTTTCAAGTGCTAGTTTTGAAGGAAAATTAGAACCTATTAAAAATACAACAATCCAAGTATCATCTACTACCTATAATATAAGTGTACCATTAATTCCTAATCTTCCACCTAATTCAGCTATGGTAGCTATATCATGGTCAAATACTACATCATTTAGTAATGAAACAACATTAAGTAATATAATGTCTGTTTCTGTTAGTAATAAAGGTGTTGATCAAAGTATTAAAAATTTAACAACTCCTATTGTGCTTGTTTGGTCTATATCTGATATTAAAATACCACCCAATATGACACTTACATGTTCATATTGGAATTATACATCAAAAAGTTGGGATTCAGATGGATGTAATATTACAATAAATAATAATATAGAATGTTCTTGTAATCATTTAACTGATTTTGTAGCTAGATTTGAAAGAATCGCTAAAATGAATGAAAATTTATTTAAAAATGCAGGTAATGTATATTCATTAGAGGGTTTAATAAAATATCAAAATTATTATATATTTTATGGTGTATATTTTATACTAATGATATTAATTGGAATTGGATTACAACAATTAGATATTAAAAATAGTAAACAATATTTAAAATCATTAAAACATAATTTTGATATTATAAAATTTAAAAAAGAAATAAATAATTTTTATATTGATAAATGTAAAATGCATGACAAAATAGATGATTTTGATGATTATGATCATTATATATCACATAAACATAGATTAATACGTAAAATTTATAATAAAATAAATTCTCATAAAAATAAACAAGAATTAATAAAATTAATAAATTTATTTATTGATGAAGAATTAGATAATAAAAATAATAGTATTAATTCAGAAGATAAACAATTATCTAGCGACTCAAAAAATACAAAACAATCAATGTGTTCTAATATATGTAATATTTTTAATTTATGGTGGAAAAGATTAATATATCAACATAATTATTTATCTATATTTTTTAAATATGATCCACAATCACCGAGAATATTCAGAATTTTCTTTATATTTACTATTATATCTCATACATTATTTATGACTGCTCTTCTTTATGGATACAGTCACGGATTATCTGGAAATACAGATGTTACATCTCCTGTAGAATCAATTGTATTATCTCTTATAACTTCTTTTATAAATGTTCCTTTTATGAATTTTATAACAAAAATATTACAAGTATCTGGTAGGGCTGAATTTGAATGGAGATATCCATTTATATATAGAGAAATTAAAAAAATGGTAATCTTTGAAGAAGTATATTATAATAATAATAAAAATATTAGTAGTTCAGAAAATGTTGATGTAAATAGAGAAAACGATGAAGAATCTATTGTTACTAATTTTATTATAAATTATCTTTTTAAATTCTGCAATTGTTGTAGTAATAAAAATAATATAAAAGATAAAGATTTATTATTTAAAGATAGAATTAATAAAGAAGTAATTAAATTAGATGATATTCCATTACATTCAAAATGGTGGTATACATCATATTTACCTTTTCATACATCAATAAGTACTGCTAGTTTTTTTGGGTGTTTAGGATATTTAATATGGACAATAAATTATTTATTATTATTTTCAGCAGATAATCAACCAAATATCCAAGAAGAAATATTAAAAAATTTTGGTATATCTCAATTATTTTCAATTATATTAATAACCCCATTAACATTATTATTTACATTAATATTTACATGGGCTTATCATAAATATATTAATAAGACTAATTTTATATCAAATATAACTCCATTATATTATCATTCAGATCCATATGTTAATAATAAATCATTTGGGTTAACTATAAAATTAACAAAAAGTTTATTTTTAAAAAGTATTGCGGAATCATCTATTCATCAACCTACAGATCCAAGAATAATTGCTCCACCAAAAGGATTAATTGCACATATGTTAAAAGAAGATGTTGAAAATTATGTGGACAAAGAATACTATAATAAAGTAATTAAATATAATAAAATAAATGAAACTCTTGATTTATAAATTAAGAAAAATATCTATTAATATTTCTTATTACATGTGGAACATGAATTTTCAAGTTTTCTTGATGGTAATGATAAATATTCATTTTTTTATTTGCTCTATTAATTGAATGAATAATATTTTTTAGTGGAATCAATGTAATAAATACTAATTCATTTTTTTCAATTGATACTGGATCCGCAATATATCTACGTTGAAGACAAAATTGATATACATTAATTTTGTTTTCAAGATTATATAATCCATTATAACCAAATGGAAATACATCACTTCTAATATTATATTTTTTTAAGATATTTACAATAATAGTAAGTACATTAGATGATTGCATAAATGTAAATGATGGTGTATCATCATTATTAGGAACGGTTGTTTCGATTGGAAATAAACTTTTATCTTCCATAATTCCAGCAGTTATTTCTTTATTAATATAAACTGGAATAATTATATTAAAAACTTCTTCTACAAATTCTCTATATGCTGTTTCATATGGCAATTCATCATCATGTGAATGACCACCTGGAAAAAGCCATACATCTTTTTTATATGGTATACTACTATTACTTTTTGCAATTAAAATTGATACATTTGTATCTTCCTTGTGGATGATAACAAGTCCTGCACCCTTTGGTTTAGCCATTTTTGTGAGTGCAACATATATTCATAATTTAATAACATTTATTTTTTCAATTTTTTAACAATAGAAAATTGAAAGATATTAAATATAAATTAATAACTATATTATATTATATAATATGGATACATTAATATTAAGAACATTTTTCTTAAATCCATCATTATCAGAGGAACAAATAGAAGTATATAATGGATCTAATAGTGTAATTGTATCTCAAGATTTATTTCAAAATATAATTGATAAAAATCATGATTCAAAAGTAAATATTCTTGGATTGTATTATAATAATAAAAAAATATATGTTGATATTATAGATTCTCATAATGATGATAATAATATAATGTATATTCCATTATGGATTTACACCTATTTTAATTATAAAGAAGATGATTTAGTAAATTACATGCAAGTTAAACCTATAACTGGTAATAAAATAAAAATTAGACCTAAAGGAGATTTTTATGCATATTTAGATGATCCAGTTAATGCATTATGTTCTGGATTTGAAAAATATTCTTGTTTATTAGAGAATACTACAATTGTACTTAATATTCAATCTATACAATTAGAAGTAGAAATTCTAGAAACATATATAAATTCTATAAAAAATAATAAAAATCAACCAATATATATTAGAGGGGTCGAATTAGAAGTTGACATTGAATCAATAGAATCTATTAAAACAGAAGATTCTATTAAACCTGAAGAAAGTAATAAAATAATAGAATCAAAACCAATAGATTCTCCACCCACAGAATCAAAACCAATAGATTCTCCCCCTACCGAATCAAAACCAATAGATTCTCCACCCACAGAATCAAAACCAATGTATGATTTTTTATCATCAATGCTACCTCAATCAATGATACCCGATTCTTTATTACCTGGTTATGAACAATCTAAAAAATTTTCAGGAATAGGTTATAAATTAACATAAATTGCAAATAATATTAATAATATATAAATATATGCGCTTGATTGTTTAACTAATGAATGAGTAATTATCTTATCCAATAATCCTGATAATCCTACCCAAAAACATACCATTGAAATTTCATCTATTAATCTAATATGTACATCCATATATAATATATTACTATATATTTTTTTATAAAATTGAAAAAAAATATATATATAGATTAAAATATATTAAATTATATTTTAATGGATCCTGAAAATTTAAAACGTGGACGCGAAGGAGAAACTTATAAGGCTGGAAGTCATGGCCAGAAAAAAACATCACTTAATCAAACAATTTATAGATGTCCAGATTTATCATGTAAATTTGTAGCATGTACAGAAGGTAATATTAGTAAACATTTTGAAGCAAAACATTCTAAATCTAAATAAATATTCTAATATATATATATATATGTACGAAGAAGCAAAAACAACACTAATTGTATTTTTCTTTGAATTAAGACACTCGCTTTATCTATATCATTTAGCAACACATTCATATCCTCGTCATGTTGCAGCAGGTACATTAGTAACTTCATTTGATTTATTAATTGATAACTTTTTAGAATCATTTTTTGGTAAATATGGTCGTCCAGATGAATTTCAAACAGTTGATTGGAAATTAGAAAAATTAAGTGATGCTGATGCATTTATGAAATTAACTGAATATACTGAATTTTTAAATAATGAAATTCCTAAATTAGTACAACCTACAGATACAGATTTATTAAATATTCGCGATGAAATGGTTGGATTATTAAATAATAATAAATATTTATTTGGTTTAAGATAATTATGCTAAAACCATTGTTATAAATATTATAATAAAAAATATTACTGTATGTAATAATAATCCAGAATTACTAGGACATCCCGATTGATCTACTACATTAAATAAATGACTATTTATTTTATTAGTTAGTTGATACATTACTGGTGCTGATATAAAAAAAAATATTAATGCAGAATAAAAAGAATATTTAATTTTTTTTCCTAATGATAATTGTTTTTCAGGACAATAATAATCTTCTCTATTTTCTCTATTTTTATTATACATAATTTATATATATATATTTTTTATATAAATTATGCAATCATATTCATTTTAATTATATCATGATATTGATAATTTTCAATAGAAAAATCATCAATTAAAAAATCATCAACATTATTATATTCTTTATTTGGATTAATATTTAAAATTGGAAAATTAAATGGTTTTCTTGTACATTGTTCTTTTAATGCATCTATATGATTTTCATATATATGTGCATCTCCAATTGTTACAATTAATTTTTTAGGAGTTAAATTAGATAATTTTGCTAAGATATATGTTAATACTGCATAACTAGCAATATTAAATGGTAATCCTAATCCAACATCTGCAGATCTTTGATAAATAATACATGATAATTCTTTTGCATTTCTTACATAAAATTGTGCTAAAATATGACATGGTGGTAAATTCATTTGACTTATTTGACATGGGTTCCATGCTGACAAAATTATTCTTCTTGACATTGGATCATTCTTTAATAAATTTAATACATATTTAATTTGATCAATACCTTGATTAGTATAATCAGTTTTATGATTTTTATATTCGGCATTAAAATGTCTCCATTGATGACCATAAATTGGTCCTAAATCATTTACTTCTCGATCTTTAAATCCAAGTAAATTCATAAATTCTTGAGATGCATTATCTTTCCATATATTAACATTTTGTTCTAATAATTTAGTATTATCAGTTGACCCAGATAAAAACCAAAGTAATTCTTTAATAACCGTTTTCCATGCTAATTTTTTAGTTGTAATAAATGGAATAGATTTAGATATATCAAATTCTAGTTTTTCACCAAATATACTATATGTAATACTATTTCTTGTTTCTCTTTTTTCACCAGTGCTTATTATTTTTTGAATTAGCTCTAAATATTGATTTTCCATTTTAATTATTTATTAAAATATATATTTATATTAATTTTTTAATCTAAAAATTTATAATTATTTGATGTCAAATTAGTAATAATCTTGTCTGGATTATTACATAAATAATTTGCCATATTATTAACTTGTGTATACAGTTCTATAGCATCTGGTTTTATTTTAAATTTAAATTGTTTTGTATATGCAGTATAACCATCTATAGCATTTATAATAGATGCTACATGTAATATTGCTGTATGTTCATCTATTGAATCGCCTATACAAATTAATTTAATAATTTTATTTTTTTTAGATTCAATAAATGGTCTTGCTATTTCCTCAAATTCAAATTTTTTCCAATCTCCAGGTACTGGACTTTTATATTTCCATTTGTCTTGTGCAGATATAATTTTAATTGTATCTAATAATGGTAATAAGTCAGGCATTAATTTACAAGTATCTTTAATCCATCCATCTTCTGAATTTGTAACAATAATAACTTCACCATATTTATGTGCATTTAAAATAATTAATTTTATTTGTTCTTCTAATTCTTTAAAATATTTTTTAAATGCAGGTTTCATATATTCTGGAATCGATTTCCATTCTAATGTGTCAATTAACATATGTGGTGCTAACCATGGCATAGGATCCTTACTATAATAAGGACGTGCTCTTGATACAAATGAAGTTGGGAATAATGTATCATCCCAATCAATAATTATTTTGGTTTCTTCTCCAGACAATTCTGGTACTTCACCACCACCACCACTTTCTGAACCTCCGATTAGTTTATTTTTATATTTAAAATATTTTTTATAGTACATATAATTATTATATATATATATATATTTAAAAATATATCAATATTAAATAAAAATGCCAAATATTATTAGAATTATATTAACATTACAAAATCCAAAAAAATCAGATTTTGGGATATTAAAGAATTGTCTTAAAAATACATCATCAATTATTAATCAACAAATTTATATTGCACAACCTGAAACTAATTTACTTCATTATTCAAATGATAAAAATGAAAATATTAAATTATGTAAATTATTAAGTAAAAATAACATTACTACTGATTATATTAACAAGATAAAAACGCAAATTAATTAAAAATTGAATAAATATAATTTATAATTATATTTATAATAATAATAAATGTCACATATTTTATGGACAACTCAACAATTAATTGATAAGGTTGATAAACAAGAAAATGAAATTAATGAATTAAAAAAAATTTGTCACAATCATGCATTAATTATTTATAATAATACTTACATATTAAATAATGAAATTGTTGAATTAAAAAAAATTATTTCTGAATTATCTCAAGAAATTAACACAATAAAGTCTAATAAATAATTTTTTTATATAAAGAGATAATTTTTAAGTATAATGAGTAAATATAACATTTGATTGTATTTACTCACCTTCCGATAGCACAGTTGGTAGTTGCGAGGGATTGTAGTGATCGTTACTATAGCATAATCCTCCCTAGGTCACTGGTTCGAATCCGGTTCGGAAGATAACATTGATTATCTTCCGAAAAATTGAAAAATAATAATTATATTATTTATAATATAATTGATACACTATACAATGACGTCTACACTAGATATGCCACCTAAATATAAAATTGGTGATCAAGTAGTTATTACTAATCCTCATAGATTAGTAAATAATAGTAGTAAATATTCAGGTATAATTGTAAATATCACTTTTGGGTTTTCTAATGAATATACGGTAGAATTTAATGGAATTATAATAAATGTTAAAGAACTTGGTGATAATATTTTTGGACCAAATGGTAAAAAAATAATTCAATGCACTGAAGATATGCTTGAATTAGCTAAATATAATATATCTGATGCAAAAAATATTGACAAAAAACAAGCATGGGATGATAGAATAAAAAGATATGAAGATACTATTATTAGATTCTGTGAGACTGACAATATTCATGAATTAAGTAAACACATTGATAAATTAAAATCATCTATCAATGAATTATATGAAGATAAGACATTAGTTTCACACGCATGTTTTAATAATAGTATTAATGTTTTACAATTTTTACTTAAAAATAATGCAGATCCATTAATTAAAACAAAATATGAAAATACAAATTTAATAATGGCAGTTGATTATGGACATATTCTAATTATTAAAGAATTACTAAAATATTATATATATGATTTAGAATTACTGAATGTTGCATTACATCATTCAATTGAACGTAATTATATTGAAATTACTAAATTACTTATTGAAAATAATGTTAATGTAAATATCAAAGATGATTTTTATCTTACAACACCATTATGTAAAGCAATTACAAGAGAATATGTAGATATTATTAAATTACTTCTTGATTCTAAGGTAAATATTAATGATACTCAATCATCATGGCCATTTACTCCATTATGTTATGCAATTAAAACTAATAATTTAGAAATTGTTAAATTAATTCTTAAAAATAATCCAACCTTCTATCATAAAATTGAAAATTATAAAAATCCAATTGATACTGCTATAGAAATAAGTAATTATGACATTTTAGCTGAATTAATTAAATATGAATCTAGATTAAAATCAATTGAATCTAAATTAAATGCAACTGCTCTAGAATGGACGCCTCAAAATATGTTATATTAAGTTTTTGTTTTATCTCATGTTACTAGTTATCAGAATTGTAAATTAATTTCTTTATATATTTTATATAAAAATGTCTAGACACAATAAAAAAGAAACTATGGAAAATTCTAATTCTATCTTTCTTATGTCTGAATCTAAAATGGTATCTCCATCTAGTACTGCAAATATAATGATAGGAGCTGTATTAAATAATACGCCAATGTGTTCTAAGAAAAAAGAAGAATCATGTCTTGTTGGATTTAAAAGTAGTGATTATTGTATTACTAATAATAATAATTCAAGTATATGTGTATTAGATTCAAATTATATGAATTCTGGTATGAATTCTGGCATGAATTCTGGTATGTCACCTAGTATGTCAGAACATTATTACAAAACTACATATGGTATAGTTGAGAATATACCCTCCCACAATACGCCATCACATAATACACCATCACATAATATGGCATCACATAATATGGCATCACATAATATGGCATCACATAATACACCCTCACATAAAATGGTATCACATATGACATCACATAATATGGCCGCACATAATACACCATCACATAAAATGGTATCACATATGACATCACATAATATGGCCGCACATAATACACCATCACATAAAATGGTATCACATATGACATCACATATGACATCACATATGGCATCACATAATACACCATCACATAATACACCATCACATAATATGGCATCACATAATATGGCATCACATAATATGGCATCACATAATATGGCATCACACAATAGACCCTCTACTATGCTTCAAAATAATATTCCTAAATAAATTAATTACTTTTAATATTAAATTTCATACATAAAATTCTATTATTATCTTCATTAATCCATTCATTTGTAATTATAGTTGTTCCAGATACACCAATAGGAATAGTTCCATTACTTTGTGAAGATATATGATTATCTAATGGACATGAAATATTACTATTTTGTATTTCAGTACATAAATCATTTATTGTTGGTGATAATGGAATAAAATTATATGTAATACTATACTTAGATGTACCTTTTATAATTTCTTTAGAAAAATCAGCATTTAGATATAATATATAATTGTCTTGTGGTAAAGGAGGATCTACTGCTATTTGTATATTTTGGGCAATATCAGAATCTGATCCACATGAACTAAATGTAAATGATGTTACGGTAGATGATATATAATTAATATTTAAAAAAAATAATAATTGCAATAATTTATACATAATATTATATTATAATATTATATATTTATTTATGAAATTACACACATACTATTTGTAGGTTCTTTAGATGGAGGTGAAAGTTCTTCTTTTGGTGTTTCTATTTTTTTAGCTTCCTGGTATCTTTTTGCAGATGATGGTTGTTGTTTATATAATTCTGCTTCTTCTTTTGCTTTTTGTAAAAATTCTTTATTTTCTTCTTCCCATTTACGTTGTTCTTCTTCTTCATCGGGATTAGCTGTTGGGGTAGTATATTGTCCAGGAATAGGACTATGTCCTTCTTCTTTTGCAACAAGTAATCCATTACTTAATGCTTTTCTAGAATCAGAACGACTTAATCCATGCAATCTTAATGATTGAGGTCTACTAGGATCAATAGGTTCATTTACTCTTGGATTAGTACATACTTCACACATAGATTTATTTGATTCATTTATTATATTACATCTTGCGCATGTCCATGGATCAGAACTATTTGCTCCTCCATGTAATGATATTTTTTTATTGTATTTTAAATATTTTTTTTGGTACATATATATTATTTATAAAATAATATGTATTTTATTATAAATTAATATAGCTTTCGTAAAATATTTAATTTTACTTAACTAACGCTTGCGCAATTTCTAAAGAAATTACTTACCCGTGCTTCCAAATCCCCCAGCCCCTCGAGTAGTATCCCGTAATTCATCAACTAACATAAAAGACACTTCATCCAGATTAGGATATGCTAATTGCACATAACGTTCACCCTTCTTAATTGTAAAATGATTATTAGGATCAGTGTTATGTAATGCAGCTTTTAATTGCCCAGTATACGCTGCATCACATAATCCCACACTATTTGCTAACTGAAGAGGTGTTTTAGATATAGAGCTACGAGGATACATATTATAACTATAATATTTATCTTTAGTAAAAAATAAAAATCCCGATTTTTTTAATTGACAACAAATACCTAAATCTACAATTTTAGTCTGTCCTGCAGGTATAATTTCATCTTTAATTATGAATAAATCTAATCCTGAATCTCCTTGATGATATGTACTATGGTTTTTATAGAGCTCTTTTACTTCATCATTTAACGGTTTGATTAAGAATTGCATTTTATTTATTTGTCATTGTTTTGTAATTAAGTAATATAATTTTCAATTATCTAATAAATAAATTAAACACTTTTTAATTCTTCAAGTTTATTCTCATATTCTTCTATAGTATATTCTTCACATACTTCTAATCCTGCCTCTTCTAATTTTATATCTAAATCATCAATTTTTTTAACTAGCTCTATATATTTTATTAATTTATTAATATTTAAGATAATTACATCTGCATCAAATTTAAATTTCAAATCTGTTTTGTTAAAAAGCTCAGACTTTTCCATTAAGTCAATCAATTTTTCTTTTAATATGTTCAAATTCTTAATTCTACTAATCTCAGACTCTTTTAATTTCTGATAATAGTCTTCTTCATCTTCATTTAATTCAGGATAATTATCATATGTTGACTGAGAAAATAAACTCTTATAGGATTTTAATAATTCATCATATTTTCTATTTCTTTGTTCTATCTGTAATATATCCTGTTTTATTTTTGCTTTTACCATATCAATAGGTTCTTCAACTTTAGGTTTATATCCTTCTAATTCTACTGAAGCAAGGGTAAATTTTTCAACCAGATTTACTAATAAACTATGACGACTATCACTATCGGATACTTTATTATCATTTAATATTTTAACAAGTGTATCACATTCCATCTTTAAATATTTTACATTTTGTTCAAGTTCTTCACTTTCTTTATTTTTTATACGTTCGTCAAGTTTTTGTGAATGTTTTGTTTCTTTCTTAAGTTGTTTAAGTGAGTTTTCATATAATGTTAATCTAGGATCAGTATCTGGAATATTATCATCAGGTAATTTATCATAAAGTTCATCCGTTTTTTGTTTAAGTTTTTCTATCGTTTGTTTAAGTTTTGAACATTTTTTACGTTTTTTCTCAAGATAATCTTGATAACTTTTACATTTTAGTGCAAGTTTTTTTGAAATTTTTGAATATTCATTCCACTGTGTTTCAGTTGCTAAAATTTTATCATCGTTTATTATATTATAAAGTTTATCAAGTTTTATCCTTAATTCATTAATATCTTGTTCAAGGTATTCAATTTCTTCATCATCTTCATCTTCTTCCTCTTCTTCTTCTACTTCTTCTTCTACATCTTCTTCTACTTCTTCTTCATCTTCTTCATCTTCTTCATCATCTTCTGTTGCTTCTGCTGCTTTTGCTGCGGCTTCTGCTTCTGCTGCTTTTGCTGCTACTTCTTCTTCTGCTGCTTTTTTACTTTTATCATCGGCTTTTGTTTTCTTTTTATTTTGTCTTGTCTTTTTCTTTTCTTCATCTAGTATTATTTGTACTGCTTTATCAAGTTCTTCGGGAGATTCAAAAGTTTTTTCAGTATCAATCATAGTTTGATATATCATTATTTTCAAATTTAAATGCTCTATTAATTCAATTCGTAGTTTACCTGGTCGAGATGTTTCAAGCTCTACGCTTGCTTTTAGCGGCGCAATAAGTGCTAGGATATCCACTGGCATGGTATATTAATGTAAGACTACGATATTATTATGTGTATACTATATATATATATTTTCAATTTTTGTGTTTAATTAAATATTTTATACCATATATTTATGAGTAATAAAAAACCGCTGAAAAATAGAATAGATAAAAATAAATGTATGAATATAATTGATATTATTGAAGATGATGAAGAAAAATATGTATTTTTAAGTGAAATATTTTTACAAAAAGATATGGTAATTAAAGTAATGAAACATCTTTATAATCGTAGTTTTGTAGATATATATAAAAATTTACAAAATCATGATTATTTTAATATAATACCATTTTATGGATTTACAAAATGTAGAGATGATTTTACACAAATAAAATTAAAATATATGACCGAAGGTATTTGGTCTGAAAAAGATTATGATAAAATATATTTATTAGTTATGAAAAATATAAATATGAATCATGTAGAATGTTCAAAAATTCAGTTAGCTAGTGCATTTTTTCAAATAATAATTACATCTTTAATATTATACAGGGAAACTAGTATAATACATACAGATATTAAAGAAGCAAATTATGCAATTAATTCTACAAATAAAGAAACTGAAATATATCATTCATCTGTTCCAACTATCTGTGTATTAATTAAATTACATGGGGTTAAAGTTGATATAATTGATTATGATAATGCTATTATTGAAGAAGATTCAATGAAAACACATTTATTTGTAAGTGATATTCGTAATACATGTAAAAATTTTTTTAGTATTTACAATATAATTCCAGATGATGTTTATATTAAATTAGATAATGAATTAAAAGAATATGAAAAAATTTTAAAAATTAGTGGTACACAAAAACAAGGTGTTATTAAGAGAGTTTATAAGATGATTATGACACATGTTTATCCTTTGTTTGGGGAGGAGGTGATGAAGGTGATTGATTTGTGAGTTATTTTAAATTAAATTTTTTTTTAAAACTTTTTATATTAGTTTCTAAACTAGTACTATCACCCCATAATATCCATCTGGATAAACTTCCTGCGGTCATTGGTTGATTAAAATGTTCGGTTTTACTGTGGCGTGTAATGTATCTTGTACGACGATTTTTGTCATGGTGAATGGTATAATCTGAAAAATTTGCAGCACCAAATGGTACTATCTTTGTTTTACCATCTTCATATGTAAATATGGCATCATATTTTTTATTGGCTAAATGTGATTTTACTATTTTTAGTTTCATATAATTATTGGAGAGAATAATTATATAAAATATATTAGTTTATTCACTATCTGATTCTACATTAATTTCACAAAATAATTTTTTAAATATACCATATCCTAAATGTGCTTCTAATCTATTTTGTATTTAAATTAGTTAGTTTATCCAATTTTTCCATATCAGTAATTACTTGTATTACAATGTAATTAAACCGTAAAACGTTGTAGTTAAAGACAAAATCAAATTCGTAAATTAATAAAACTCTTAAATTCATCATTTAATGAATCATATAAATCTTCATCAATATAAAATATTTTTAATGTAGATAAATTTAGTATTTCATTTGGTAATATTTTAATCATATTATTATGTAAATATAAATGTGTTAATTTATCTAATTTACCAATAAATGGTGATATTTTTGTAAGTTTATTAAATCCTAATTCAAGAACTTTAAGATTTTTTAAATTATATACATATTTTATAACACTAATTGAATTATTTGTTAAAAATAAATATTCTAAATTTATTAAGTTATTGATATATGATGGAATTTCAGGTAAAGAGATTTTACTCATATCTAAACTTGTTAAATTTGTTAATAATCCTATTTCTTCAGGAATATTTATAATTTGATTATACCCTATATTTAATTCACGTAAATTTACTAATTTTTTAATATCTGAACTTAATTCAGTTATTTCATTATCAGATATATCTAATATCTTTAAGTTTATTAAATTATATATTTCATATGGTATTTCAGTTAAGTTTGTAGATTTAATATTTAACTTCTCTAATGATAATATATTAAATATAAATTTTGGAACTTTATATAATAGATTATTAGATATATCAATTGATAATAAATTTTTAAATTGTAATTCATCATCAATTATATTTATTCTATTATATGAAATATCTAATTCTTTTAATTTATTTAATAATTCTAAGAATTTTGGAAATTGATTTATTCTATTATTATTTATTTTTAATATTTCTAAGTTTTTCATATTTTTAATGTCAATTGGAATGCTATTAATATAATTGATCGAACAATCAAATTTAATTAAATCTAATTTTAGTATTTTATTTGGTATTTTATTTAACTTATTATCAGAAATATATAATTCAATAATATTATTATAATTTTTATCATTATACAATTGAATTAATTCATTACACTCTATTTTATTTATATTATATTTATAGTAAATTGTCATTTTTATTATAAATATATATCATCATTTTCTTAAATATTTTTTCAATTTTGCATCTAACTACAACGTTCTGTCGTTAATAAATTAATTATTTGATAGAACATTTTGATTTTCTTCTACTTCATTATCAGTACTATAATCTACTAGATCAGGTTCATATTCAATTTCATATTCTTCTGTTTCATCAGTATTTATAAGATTAATATTTTCTTCTGAATCATCGTTATTTATAATATCAATATTTTCATCTGTTTCATCATTATGATCAATTAATTTATATTTATGAGTATATGCAAATCCACCTTTTTTTAATGCATTATTAATTTGATCTTGAACAGTACTTTTAAGT